CGCCGGAGAAAGCGCCGGAGAAAGCGCCGGAGAAAGCGCCGGAGAAAGCGCCGGAGAAAGCGCCGGAGAAAGCGCCGGGGAAAGCACCGGAGAAAGCGCCGGAGAAAGCCCAGGAGAAAGCCCAGCCATCGTGCGTCAGCCGCGTGTGGCTGCGTCTTCGAGAGACGCCAAATGGCGACATCAAGGATGACCAAGTCGAACCCGGAATGGTCTTGCAGGCGAAACAAGTTGACGGCAATTGGGCGCTGGTCTATGGTACCGATGATGACGGTCAGGAAGTAACTGGCTGGATTCGTGCTGAGCATCTGCGGAAGGATATCTGATGCCCATTCTTACGATCATCTTGACGTTCCTCGGCGGCTGGCGGAACCTCGTAGCGGCTGGACTGTTGGCCGCTATGGTTGGCGGCCTGTTTTACTATGTCAACGAGTACGACAACCGTGGGCGCAAGATTGTCGCTCTCGAACGGCAGTTGGTCGATCACAAGAACGATGTCATCATCCTTGAAACCAACATCGGCCTGCTCAAAGACACACTCACCGGTCTCAACAACCGGCTCGCTGAACGCAGCGGTGACCTGGAGAAGTTCTGTGCCATCCTCGCTGACGTGAAAGCTTCGACCGATCCGAAAGACGACGAACCGGTCGGCGGCACGGCAGTGCCTTTGACGTTCGAACGTCTCAAGAAAATGGAGCCCAAGTGATGTTCAGTTTCGGCCGAACGAAGCGCGCAATCGCCATTCTCATGCTTGCTCCCCTTCTGCTAGCCGCAAAGGGGTCTCCCGGCGGTGGCTGTGATCAGCCGATGCCTACCGTACAGCAGATCGATCTGAATCTCCCTGACGAGATCCGGCGATGTAAGGCGGCACCGAAGTCTCCGGGAGCCAACGCTTCACGTAGAGCTACTGCCGTCTACATCGTCAAGCTCTACGACGCGTGGTCCGAGTGTCACGGTGACATCGCAGAGATCGATCGCCTCTACAAGAAGTGGAAGATGGCGTCTGGTCAATTCAAGAAGAAGAAGTCATCGTAACACCATCAGACATAGTTCTTCTGATTACAGCGGCTGGGATGATTATCGTCCTCGCCATCTTTATAAGTGAGAACTTCAGAAAATGAAGACAATCTCGGCATCGCTTACAGCGGCTGTTCAAGAGTCTGTGACAACGCTTGCGTTGCTTGTCGAGATTGTGCGCCAAGATACTCAGACGTACTACTTGACCGACCACAACACTGACATCGTGTTCGGTGGTAGGACGTATCGCAGCGACATCGCGTTCACTGCGTCGTCGATTTCAAGCGGAAGTGCGTTGAACATCGATAACGTGAACCTGTCTATCGCGTTGGACGGGGTAGTTTTCGTCAATAGGGACTTCAAGGCCGGAAAATTTCTGCACGCCGAAGTCACCATTCGTAAAATCAACTTCGCCGACCCCACTGACGGTGCTCTTGTCATGCGCAAGGGTTGGTTCGGCACGATCGAATACAATCAACAGGGCTTCGCTGACATCACGATTGTCGGTATGCTCAAGGTACTTGACTTCGAGGTAGGGCGCACGTATCAGCCGTCGTGCGACGCTGACCTCGGCGACAAGCGCTGCCGCGTTGCCGTTGATTGGGGACAGGCCCACTCCGCTCGAAACCCTTATAGCGTAGGTGATTGGGTATACAAGTATGATCCGGCGGCGATGACGGCGTTTTCTGTGATCAATCCTAGCTTCGAGGTAGACGGTGCGCGCACATATTCACAGACCATCACTGGTTGGACGAAGGTCATGGGAGAATATGGCCGCGTCCACGTCAGAACAACTGCATTGCCCGGCTCTGCGCTCCTCTTGCCAGCTGTTGGAACGTACTGCTTGTCGGGATACACCGAGGACGTTGGCTCAGTCCAACGGGATGCTCGCTCTGTTTATCAAGATCTCGATCTTGTTGCGGGCGGTATTGCCGCCACAGACATCGACGCTGGCAGAATTACGTTCCTCTACTCCGTGGCGCTCGCGCAAACAGCGAATCTTAAAGATCCTGTTCGCATCAGCATGGACATCATGGATGCGGCTGGTACGGTCATTGATTCGGCAGATACGCGGTACCTGACCCTCGATACCTTCAACACGTGGCGCGATCGTACGCTTGCTACGCCGTTGATTGCCGGGGCGCGATCGATCCGCATCTACATTCACTTCTACCGGCTCGATGCGAATCTGGCAAACTGTGCTGCCGATGATGTGCGCTGTTATTGGTGGAACCACACGACGACACAGCCGCATGGTGGTGTCATCCACAAGGTATCGCGTATCATTGATGTCGAAGACGACAACTACTTCAAGTATCCGCTGAACAGCAGTTTCGAGGCAGACGCTGCTGTTATCGCGAACTCGGCAGTCACAACCATTACCGGATGGACACGTCCTGGTGCCAGCGACTATTGGCGTGTTCTTGGGACAGCACCTGTTGGAACGTATTATCTTGTCGGCGGTGATTCTGGTTCCGCCGTGCAAGAGACGTACACGCTCACGCAGACAGTTACGACGGAATCTTGGGGATTGGACCCCGACGTGATCGACCTCGAACGTGTTGTTGCGCGTTTCAGCTTGATGTGCAAGTGGATCAACACGACAAGTAGCCTGTACGTCTACGCTGAGCTGTTGAACACGTCTGCGTCAGTCTTGGCTACGGTTGACATTGCTGGAACGAGCGGAACGTACGAGACGAACGCGGGCGCACCTGTTGTCGCTGAGCGCTCGAAGACTGTCACCCTCCCAGTCGGTACGCGGTCGATCAAGTTCTACATCAAGGCGCGGTCCCCTGTTGGTGTCTCGAATGCGCAAGTCGGTTTCGACGACATCCGTGCCGCCGTGATCAATGCCGAGGCCCCTGATCAATACGACCCGGTGGCGGACGTAGGCGTAGCTGGGACGGCGTTCAGCACGAGTTCCGGTACCTACACGCTTGACGGAAACATCGTCTGGAAAGCGTTCCCTGAGAGCGTGTTCTACGATGTTGTGGCGTCCGCCACGAACAAGAAGCGGTTCGCCGCCACGACGATCAGCGGCGTGGATGATTTGTTCACCGGAGCGCCTATCAGGTGGTTGACGGGGAACAACGCCGGCCGTAAGAACGTCATCCGTACGTGGGATACTGCCGGCAAGATTATCAAGCTGTACTTCGCGGAGCCGGGCGTAATCCAGACCGGCGATAGGTTCATGTATACGCTGCCGTGTAAGAAGCGGTTCCTGGCTGACTGCACACTTGTTTTCGACAACGCTGTGAATTTCAGAGGCTTCCCGCACATTCCTGGGCGTCTTACGGCCGGTCAGTCGTGATTTTCTGTGATCCCGCTCGGTAACATTTTGCCCTAAAACCCCGCATTATGGGTCAAATGTTACCGCTCGGGAACAGTCATCAATCTTCTTTTTCGGCACCTGGGCACGCTTTTTTCAGCTCGCGCCGAGTTGCTTCGTTTTTAAGTTCGACTAGTCCACACTTCGTACAGTAGAACCAGTGGATGAAGCGGTCATCAAGGTTGTGGGGGCGCTTGAATGTTGTTCTAATCTGCATCGCTTGTGTCTCCAGATACGACAATGTGGCGCTTTTGACGCCACATTGTGTTAATGCAACTTGTTTATAGCCGACGCCTGGATCAGGTCAGCGGGGGCGTTCTCGGATAGTCGTCGTGGTCGTGGTCGTCGTGGTCGATACGACATGCAGCCCGTCGTTGGGGTCGGACACGAAATCCGTCTCGGGCATGTATCTGCTGTAGGAATCGTCATCGGCGCCGGATGCGCCGCTGTCATCGTCGTCGTTCTCAGGAGCGTGCTCGTCGGCAATGGCGGTGAGTGCGTAAATCAGGGCGCGAACGTCGTCCCATTCCATGATCATGGACTCCGTTGCGCTGTCTCCGTCACAGCGGCTTCCGGAGTTGCTGACCGTGAAGATGGCGCTGTCGGAATCGATGCTGTCGATGATGAGAGCCGCGGCACGGTCGTGTTTCTCTGTGATCTTGATGGCGGAAGGCGTGATCTTGGTGGGCATCCGTATATCCTCTCTTTGCTCTGTGGATTGTCGCTGGTAGTGCTGGTAGTGTTCTTTGTTGCGCGTTACGCGTCAGCCTCTGGACGGTACCTTCCGCATCCCCACTTTGTCAACCGCCATTTTTGGTCAACTTCGTAGAGTTTTGCGGTTTCCTGCTGTCCCGCCTGCATACATTTGTACGGTGTCAGCTCCTCGATGGGTACTGACAGAATGATCCGTTCCGTCTTACAGGTAGACGGATCGGCGATCAAACAGAGGGTAAGCAAAAGTTGTGCCAGAGCCATGACTGGTTGAGCCTTTCTGAATGACTATGCAGTTGTCCGCGCTGATGCGCGTCTTACATCAGATTTCGTCCGCCCTGAGTTCGACAAGGGGAATTGATCCCCAGCTTTCGACCTGGAAGCCGTCGTGTGAAGCCGCCATCTGATCGGTGTCGAACCGTACAGGAACATCGAATTCGCCGGTCACAGCGACAGCGTGTCCGTTCGGCGGCGTGTTGCCCCCGGTAAACACGACAGTTCCGGCCGTTGTGGACAGCGTATACGTGGTTGGTGATACGGTGACGCCGTTGACCTTCACGCTGAACCCGGAAGCGATCGGTTTGTAGATGCGGCGCGAGTACGTATTAGCGCCGCTCGCATACGCCTTGGTGATGTTGAACGTGTTGTTCGCGCCGTCACCGGTTCCGATGATCTCGTCAACAAGCTCGTAATCGGCCCAGTCTTTGTAGCGGAATCCGTAGCCACGTCCACGCATGTTGTAGAAGAACGCGCGAAGCGTATCCATGTCGCCGCGATCGCGGATTCCGTGCGCTACATCGTACTGATGCTTCGCTTCGGACCACGTGATGTTGCGCTGCTCGACGCCAGAGAACCCCTCGTAGACGTACGTCTTGAACGTCGGGCCACCGCTTGAGCCGTAGCTGATGTCCTCCGGGAAGCGGGGCGTCTCTCTGAATGACACTGATGGACCTCCTTGAGTTTCGAACACAATACGCAGAAAAACGCGTAAAGTCTATATCGTATCTTCTACATCAGGCGTTTGAGAGCCAGTACCTGTTCGAGATGTACTTGAGCGCACGCGTCTAATCATCTCGCGCCTCACGCGCTATAAGCAATACGCCATTTCAAATGAACGTGGAAGCAGATCTGTATCGTGTGGTTAATTTACTTACAGCGCACGCCAAATTCACTGGCGTTGATGTTGCTGACGGACCATGCCGTCGTGTCTGGAGCCGTCGTGCTCGCAAATATTCGCCAGTTGTACGCTGTCCCCGTCGTGAACGTACCAGACACCAGGGTATTCGCGCCGTTGACCATGAGAAGCGCAACGTCGTTGGTGCCGTCGTCACGGGTGAGTGCCGTTAGATTGACGAACTTGACGGAGTTCAACCCTGACAGCGTCACAGAGGTGTGAGACGCAAGATTGTCCTGGTTAACAGTCGATGACGAGATGTAACTCGTGTCGTCGTCATAGCTCTGTAGCGTGTCGTCGATATTCGTGTAGTTGGCTCCGGACAAAGGCGTCCACGCCGCCGTAACGCCGTCAGCGTCGGGGATGACCGACTCGACACGGAAGTCCCCAAGGAAGTCGTTCAGTGTACTTCCAGTGCTATCACACAGATACACCCAATCGACATACGTCGGAGCAAGCGCACCACGGAGGATCTGAATGAAGCCGAGCGCTGTCGTCGTGTGAAGGAAGTCGCCAGAGACTGCCGTACACACGTCAATGCCATTGAGCCGAACAGTGATGCTGCCACTGTTCGCCATCGTGCACTTGACTTCGAGCGTGTGCCATACGTTAATCGGACACATCGCACTGCCGACGATCCCGCCCGCGGCATTGTAGACGAACAACTGTCCGCCGATCCATGCGATTTCGAAGTGAAGACCGGAGCCTGTTGCGGTAGCGGAAGCAGACAACAACGTCTTGGCCGTCGATACCGTAGGACTGCTGTGGATGAAGCTCATCCCAACAATCACGGTCGTACTACTAGTTTTAGCGCTCCACGGAATTGCGTAGTACGCGGTCGAGTCGATGTTCAGCGCGGCATCACCGAAACGGCCGATACCTGCATCGATGTTGGGACCAGACGCGCTAGTCGTATAGCCGTTATCTGACGCAAGGTCGGTCCATCCGGTCGCGCCAGATGCGTACTTGTCGAACTTGTCGAACGCGATTAGGGCCATGATCCTTACCCCGCAATCATGTAAACAACTGGACGCGCACCACTTACAACCAACGACGTACCTGATGCAGTCTGCAATACTTCAAGCGCCAACGATGTGACGCGCGCGGCTGGTGCCGGAGGTGCTTGCAGAACTTCCGCAGCAATACTCGTCACGCGTGCTTGAGGATTTGTCTCAAACGCGACTTGAACGATCTGCTGTGTTACGCGCTGTGCCATTACGTAACAACCTCAACACCGACCTGTACGGCGTTCACGCCGGCACTATCCCAAGCCGAAGACGTGTTCGGATCGACAGACGCCACCGGCCCCTTTAGCCACGCGTACGTCGTTGTCAAACCAACCGTCGTTCCCGTCTGCTCAGTGCCACCAGAATTGATGAGCCCGCGCACAGTACGCGTACCAGCGTCGGCCTTCTTCGCCTTGTAGCGCGCCTGAACAGCATGAATTATGTCAGGTGTATTTGCCAGATCGGCGACGTTGAACCGACTTTCCTGAGCCGCCGTTGACGAAGAAATGTAGTCGGTATCGCCATTCGCGGCGCTGGGCGTCTCATCGACGCACGACACGTCGGTACCAGCGGACGCCGTCCAATCGACTGTTCCGCCGTCGCTCGAAGGCGCGTGCGTCGTGATCTTGCTGTCACCGATGAACGTGTTCAGCGCCGCCCCGGTCCCGTCCATGACGACGATGTCGTCAATCCGCGCGTAGTTCGGGCTGACCGCACCTCCAGCCGACAGTTGAAGAAGCACGATGCCGGTTCCGGTAGGTTGCGTATCCGTGCTGCTGAAACTATCAGAAGCGCCACCATCGACCTTGACTTCGAACGAACCTGACGGGCTATTTCCGAGAACGATCTTCATCTCGACCCAATGCCACGCATTCGCAGTCAGCGGAGCGCCAGCGGACGTATAAACCAACGTACTGGCGCCCGTGTAGAACTTAAGTACGCCGGCCGCCGTGTGCTCGATCTTGAACGCGGTCGTACCTGCGTCAGACACGGCGGTTAACAGCACACCGGCCGCGCTTCCGGCGTGATACACGGCGAAGCCGACAATCAATGTGCCGCCATAAGCAAGCAGCGGTATCGGCAGGTTGACGGCCATCGAAGCTGTTCCGAAACGAAGCCCACCACCGCCGTAACGTCCGCCGGTCGTGTCAATAGCGAGCGATGTCGTGCTCTCAGGCTGATAGCCGGCGCGCGACATGTCAGTCAGGTCCGCATAGCAATCCAGACCATCCATATGAATAAGCGCCATTAGCGTGTTCCCTTGAACGTAAACGCAACATCGGCCAACGTGGTGTCCTGCGGTGACGGCGCAGTGATCGTGATCCGGTCTCCAGCAACTAGGCTTGTTGCGCCGCCGGTCGTGGCGAACGTGAACACACCGCTCGTGCTGATGGACATGCTACCGATCGATACGCCGTTCTTCGCGATCGTGAACGCAGCGGTCGCCGTAGGATTGGTAGTGCAGTGGCCGACAGATCCGGCAAAATCATCGGGGAATGAGACTTCACGCACCGCGATGAACTTGCAGACTTCGCCGCCATTTTCCGGCTTGTCGGGAATGAATGCGCCGACATCATACGGCAAGCCAGCGATGACTCCCCGCGCCAGGGGGTACATATCCTGGTACGACTGATAGACGATGGCGGTCTCGCCGGGTGCAACAACGACAGTTGAACCGGAGCCGGTCGATGCCTTGACGGTCACTGCGTAGGTCGTGTCCGCGTTGTGAACAGAGAACTCGCGCTTCGCATTGACTGCGTTGATAGTCGCGGGGAATACGAGATTAAATGCCGCAGATCCGCCGCTGACCTTATAGAGACGATATTGCGTCGCCTGTGCTTCCGTCAGTGTGACAGGCCCGGCACCCACCGCCGCGTTGACGAAAACGTCATTCGTCGCCGCTTCGAGAATGTCGATCGCGTCATTGTGCGTCAGGTACTTGTTGTTCTGGTTCTCGCCAATCTGTTCGATAGCGAGAATAGGAGACTTGCTCATCGTTTATACTCCAAGCGGCATTCTGCGGTCGCTCCGGTATCCTGCCCGGTGTATGAGCCGATCTGATAAACGAGACAGTACAGATCGTCAGCGGTGTTGTCAAACCCGTCAGCAGTTTGGGCGGCGGAAAGATAAGTGTAGGCGTTCGTCGTGACATCGAGCTTGCGAAGATACGTGTCCGCGTCGAACGGAGAGAACGTCGTAGGATTCGTGTACAGATAGAGAATGTAGCGTTCCTCATCTTCAAGGAACGACACGACCTCGGTTGCACCATCATCCGGCCACTCACCGTCATAGCGCGTCCGACGTTGCCACGTGATGTTGGCGTCGTCACCAGCGTAGGACGCCTTGAAGTCCGACGGCGCCCACGGGCGATAATTGCGCGCAGTTACAATCCGCTGTGGATACGGCTGGAACGGGTTGTTCGTCTGCACGGCGACCATCAGGCCCTTGTCTCGGTTCGCCCCAAGTTCGGTCAGCAACAGCACGTAGTTGGTCTCTTTCGTACCATCGTTCGCGCCAAGAAGAATGAACTTCTCGCCTGCCGTATGTCCAATGACTTCGGGCTCAGTGCCGAACTTACCACGAACAATGCCAGTCAGATCATACACGTCGCCACCTACCGACGTAACCGTCTGAAACTGGATCAGCTCATCGCCAACAAGTGCGAGGTTCATGTGTGAGTCGTTAGTCAGCGCTTCCTTGCTCGCCGCTGACGCCAAGCTCAGTCCGGCCGTTCCAACAAGATGCACGCGCAAAGTCGATGCGCGGTCGGTTGACCAGCTCGCCGTAGTGTCGAGCAGCGGCGTGACAACGTAACCCCAGGTCGGATATCCGATCGGCGGCGAAACGGTAACCGGAACTGTATCCACATAGACGATCACATCATCCGTGTAGATTGCCGAGCTATCGGTGTTGAGAATGAAGAAGTGGTAAGCGTATTGCAAACCAACATCATCGATATCACCAACAGCGAAATACGGAACCTGCGCGTAATGGATCTCGTAACGCGGATCGAACGCGAGAAGCGTGCTTGCGTCAAAGCGCCCAACGTCGCCAGCAAGTGTGACGATGTCCGTATAGATGTCATTGTCTTCTTTGACCGCAGTCGCTTCGATCGAGTTGTCGCTGCCGACGTTGACATCACCAAGTCGGCACGTGATTGTCTCGGTATCGTCCATGACAAGATCGATAACATCGCCCGGCTCAAGCGCGAGGTAGCGTTGTGGCAACTTGAGCGTATAAACGCTCTCATAGACGATCTTCGAATATAGCAGGATTTCCGCGAGCGTTTTGGCTGCCGTCGCGTTTAGGACAATAGGAACTGTCACGTCCACCGACGCATCAGCATCGAACTGTTCGTTAGTGTACCGAGGAAGTGCGTAGCTCTGTACGTTGTTGGCGTATTCGCGATCGATATCCCGATAGATCAGGTTGATCTTGCGGCGCCTCGTAAAGTCAGAGTCTTGCGTCTCCTTTAGCCAGCCGTTTCCATCCACGTCAGCAAGGTACTTAGCCGGGATGGTCACAACAGAGCTATCGCCGCGCGTCTTATATTTGATCGTGCCTTCGCTCTCGATGATGTCGAACCGGTACACGGTGGCGAGTTCACCCAAGACATCGCGCAGTGACGAAACCGACTTGACCGTATAACCAGTCAGCGCCAATGTCGTCAGATCTTCCACGTTGCGCTGTGTTGGATCGAGACCAACGCGCGTCAGTAGAGTTTCTACAATGTCACTGACCAACACGTCAGTACGTGCAATCCGATCAATGTAAATCTTAGTGACAAGCTTCGTCGGCGACGACCCGAAGTAGGTGATCGAGTTTTCATAGCCGTTGTAGATTTGCTGAGCTACAGCTGATCCTGGACCATCAAGCGACTGCGCGCCAAGATCATCTTCAACCGTTTCGACGCGGCCAGTCTCCAGATCGATCTTGTAGACTGCGGGCGGACTGTCGGATATCCAGGCATACTTGCCTGCAGGACAGATCACTTGCGGAGACCACGGCTGCGTCACGGCCGGCGCGTAGTGGGAGATCGCAGTGTTCCATAGGACGGCGCCCGTGAACGGGTTGAACTTGATAATACGATCATTGCGCGCACCTGTCGTCGAGAAAACGATGACCAACATGTGATCACGCTTATCGATGAACATTTGGCTGATCGTGTGCGCTTCACCAGAGCCAATCAACTCGGCGCAAGACAGCGTACCAATAGAAACGAACGTCGGCGCGGTCGGTGTCGTTCCTAGCTGTGGATTGTTGTAGCAAACAACACTCACGTCGAAAGCGCTTCGCTCGACGGTTGCCCCCGAGATGAAAAGGACATTCGTTCCGTTAGTCGGCGTAGTGCCGTTCATCCATGTCGGATTCTCAACGATGATGTTCGCCGGCAGCTGATAGGCGACACCACGTGCGGTGTCGCGGCCAGACGCGAACACTTGATTGAGGACAGACAACATGCGCAGCTGATTGCGATCATTGATCTGCGCAAATCCGATCGAGCGATTTGCCAAACCAAGTCCACAGAAGATGTCCATAGGCTCGATGCTCGAACCGCGCGCATAGAACACGAAGCTTCCAATATCAAGCGCACCAAACCCGGTAACAAGATCGTGTCCAAACAGTCCGCCACCAGGACCAAGCGTATCTTCAATACGTCCAGTAGTCGTATTGTAAGTATGTACAAGTCCAAGATTGCCGGAAGTTTGACCGACAAGCATGTGCCCGTTTGTCAGTACAGCTGCATTCGCCGTATCAAGACGGGTCGTAGCCGCCAGTCCGGTGCTTTCTTTGAACTCCAACTGGCCGAGTTCGGCCAAAGTGGTGTTGTTCAAAACAAGCCAACCCTCGCCATTCGGTATCGGACCGGCGCCAGAGCTATCGAACGCGCCGACATACAGCCGGTTGTTGCTACCATCATGGAAGATGCCTCTGCTATTCACATCGTCAAACACGTCTTGCGGCGTCGAAGGCACACCGTACGAACGCGGAAGCAACGAACTTGCATTCGCGACGACCTCAACATAGATGTTCGGCAGAGTTCCCTCATCAATTAGGAAGTCTTCGAACAGGATGTACGCCATGCCCCGGTAGCCGGGCGATCCGGTTTCGATCTCCATGATCGCTGTCGGAGGGAGCTGCGTCTCGTTTCCGGTGTAGAATGTAATCTTCGTCGTGCGCGCATCTTCGGGAAGGACGCGTAGCGGGCTTCCTTCGTTCGTCAGATCGACGCTGTGCGTGATCGTCGCGCCACTGGCGTTCGGAATGACAACGCCATTCACATCCACGCTAGCGGAGTTGTCGATTACAAGGCGCTCGCCAATCCACATGCGCATGAGATCACTCACGGCGCCTTCACAGACAGCCAGAGCGAAATTGATACGACGGAACGCGTACGTCTGTGCGCCTACTTTAGTTGTGACCGTACGCACACCACCAGACCAGATCACGTTTCCAGTCAGGCGATCTGAACCAAACAAGATAGGAATAGTGATGCCGTACGACGACCCAGTGAACGCAAGTGCCGATGCCGTATTGATAGTCGTCGGCGGCGGCGGAGTACTGCTTCCGCCACCCGCTCCACAGCCAACAATCGCTCCACTTACCGTCGTCTGAACAGTAGATGGCGGAGCCGTGTACCCACCAGACGTACCATTCATGGATCCCGTGACAGAAATCGATAGGTATCCTGGCATCCTCCCACCCATCAGAAAGAACTCCTTTGTTGCGGAACAGTCCGCTGCCTGTTAATCCCAAGCTGGCCCGACACGCGCTCCAGCTTCATGCCCAGCTCTTGCACAATCTGTGCCTGCGAACGCTGGAAGCTTGCAGCATCCTGTGCTGTCACGTTCATGACAACAGTAACTCCGCCATTGCTACCGCGCTGCGTCGAGTTCGGCATGTCGCCTTGCGCACCGTAAATTACGCCCTGGTTTGACGAACGGCGACGCATTTCTGACATCTGCGCCATGACGCTGTCGGGGAGATTTACAGGAACGCTCCGCCCATCAGGAAGCGGAATGACCGCTTCATCCGGGTGCAGCGTCGCCTGGAAGCCCCCAGTAATATCACGATACGCGTTCGGAGATCCAGTAGCAAAACGAGAGGAGTGTCCAGTGCCACTAGAATAGTCCCGCGACCGGTACATCGCCGCCTGCTGCAGAAAGCCGCGCCGCGTCTGCGCATTCAGCGCCTCATTCGCGAGGTTCTGATAATACTGTGCAGCGTAGTCCGGGTTCTGGCGAAGGAATGCGTTGAATGCGGATGCACGACGGGCTGCAGCACTCTGCAGGTTGTTCAGCTTAGTGATGTCATCCTGGCTATACTGGCGCGGACCATGCGCGCCAGCTGGGCCGTAAGCAAACCACGGGGCGGTGTTATAGAAGTCATCAGTAGCATCATTCGCCTGCGACAGAGCATTACTCAACTCCTGCGCCTGCGCGAAGAAGGTGTTATAATCCATCTGCGATGTCGAACCACCAGTCCCACCAGTGCTCGTACCACTACCACCAGTATAACTGCCCCCACCGCCACCCGTATAGCCACCCCCGCCAGACGATGCTCCGCTCGCAGCAGAGCGCACTTCGCGCAGAACGTCGTTGATCGACGAAGCAAGCGCTTCATTCGTCCGTACGAGCGATAGCACGTGATCACTGTTCGTTTCAAGAAGGCGTTTGACGATAACAGTCTGTGCATTGATAGCCGTCCAAATACGGCCAAGCTCCGTTTTAGATTGCGCCTCAATCTCAATGATCTTCATGAGATACGCGCTGCTGTTGTCTCCACCGCCGGTCATCTGCACGGGGATTTTGCCGCCGCCCGCAAGAGGAACAACAGCTTCATTCGGATGGAGAATAGCCGGCATTCCGGACACCGGAGCACCAAGAGACGTGGTGTTCGCGGTACCAACGGCGAGCATCGGCGCGTCAACAAACGCGCCCATAGACACTTTCTTGCTGCGATATCCTCCGCTGTTGGTCGTGCCGCCGCCCGCATAAGAATCAGCCACGCTTCCGCCCTGGCCCCCCGCAGACTGCGCAGCGCGCGCGGCCTCAACATACCGCCACGCCGCAGCGGCTGCACTATCATAGCCGAGTGCAGCGCTGTTCGCTGCGGCGCCGGACGAACCAAGCTTCGACGCAAAATCCGTCGCAGCCTTTGCAGCATCGCGCTGGGCCTGCACGATCTTGCTGAGTTTTTCCTTGAGCCCGCCGATTTCTGCGTCGAGCGCATTCATCGAATCCTGATACTGCTCAAGCGAAATGTTGCCGTTGTTGAACTCCTTACTGAGTTCATCCTGCTGACCCTGCAGCTCAACAATTCGTTTACCAATCTGTTGTCCGGCCTTATCCAGGTTCTGGAACGAAACAGCCTGACCTTTCGCCGACGCATCTGCGGTCGTGATCGCGTCGTTGAACGTCAGAACAGGATCAGTAACAGCATTGAACGCGGTCGCAAGCGAATTCACGCCCTGCGCTGCAGCATCCGCAGCCGGCGCAAAACCAAACAACTGCGAGATCGGTCCGCCGAGCGCGGCGTCGAGTCCGAGGAAACCACCGGCCAGCACCGAAATACTCAACGCAAGCGGGTTCACCGCCGCCAGACCAGCGGCGACGGCACCACCAAACGATGTTATGCCGGCAATAGCGCTGGCGAACGATATTCCGCCAATGACGCTCGCCAAAGAAGCGATGGCACCAGAAAACAATCCCATAGCCGGCGCAGCGATGCCAAACGCTGAAACCAAGACCATAATGGCTTTATACGCGAGGCCGCCAGCAATTCCGATACCGCCCAGCGCCAGCGCAATTCCGCCGACATCCGTGCTGGCGAATTGAACAGCTGCAGTTACGATGTTGATGATGCCGGCAGATACTTCGCCGAGCACACCGGCCAGCGTCTTGAGGCCTTCGCTCTGCGAGAACTCAACAAGAGCGGCGGACAAGCCCTGTACAGCAGGCGTAACGGCAGTAAAGAACTCAGCGCCGAACGCTTCTTTGAACTGGAACCAGCCGGTGCTGAGATCCGCGAGTGCAGCACTCCACGAGCTACCGAGCGCAGCAGCGACGCCAGAGAACCGCTTACCGAATTCCTCAGAGAACTTGAGTATGTTTTCAGTGCCGACAGCGCCAGCCTGCATCATCTCAGTGAGTTCAGCTTTCGTCACATTCAATGACGTAGCGAGAGCATCGACAGCGCCGGGCAGAACGTCACCCAACTGGTGAACAAGTTCTTCGGCCTTGATCGATCCCTTGTTGAACATCTGTTCTAGGGCTTTGAACACGCGCGTAGCTTCGGCCGCGCCACCGCCGACACCGCGCAGCACGGTGGAGAAATTCTTATAGATCTTCTCTACGTTGTCGATCGACTGCCCGCTCATCGTTGCGGACGTAGCGAACTTCGTGTACGTCGAAATCAACCCCTCAAGAGGGAGATGCAGCTCACGCGCAGTGCTTGTCAGAAATTCGAGCGCACGGCTAGAGCCACCAACCGAAGAAAGTGTGGTGTCAGCTGTCGCCCTGAAAGTCTCCATCGTCTTTCGCGTGTCACTCAGTGCAGAAGCAAACTGAGCGACACCGACCGCGCCAAGCGTTACGCCAAAAGCCGCAAGAAGACCGTTGACGGAACCAAGCGAACCGCCAAACGAACGCGTAGACGCGGAAGCTGTATTAGTTGCGCCTGCAAACGCATTCAAATTTCCCGTAGCGGTATTCAGTGCGCTAGGCGTGCGAATAGAATTAAGTGCGGCTTGGAGTTGCTGCGTCGAGCGCACAGCAATCTGTGCGGATGCAGAGAAACGCCCAAGAGACGCCGTCAGCTGCTGAAATCCGGTCTGAGACGACAGACGAGATAGTGACCCAACAAGCTTTTCAATGTTGGCCGCAACGGCACCAACATCCACCTTGCCCAGCGATTTCAAACCAGACGCAACGCGTCCAACATCTTTCGCATTACCGAGCTTATCGATACTTATAGCAAGGCGTTCAATCGACTGCGCAGCGGTCGCGTCAACACCCGTGAACCCCTTGAGCGCTGACAAGGAGTTTGTCAGCTTCGTAGCGTTAGGGAAAGTCTCGATAGCCTTTTTCAACGCGGAAAGGTTGCTGGTGATCTGCGCGATCTGACCAGCCGCGTCGTTGGTTTTGATTTGAAGATCAAGACTCAAGGGCGTGCACTCGTGTAATTATTGAACGACCACGTGAACATACATGGTTAAGACGCATTACACAAGCAGATAAATACTGCGCCGGATCACCGTCTCCGGCGCAGTTGTTGGTGATGTCTTCCCTGTTGTTTCCCAGGTACTTGCCGCTTCTTGTTGATCCATTGAAGGAAAACGGCATCCAACGAGCTTACGTGATAGAACAGATCTTCACGCATCGCATCGTCGTCAATGCGCATATACGTGGCGTAAGCCAGTATCTCAGACATCTGGATCGGTTGCGGTCCACGCTCATTGCTGATGCGCTTAACAGTTAATGTGACGTACGCCGACCAGAAGTACTCGGCTTCCACCAAAATGGCCGGCATGTTCTCCAGCCCTTTTACAGTAACGCCACTCTGTTGAAGCGATTTCAACCAGCCGATATTTTTGATTTTGTTTCCGTGCTCAAGCTGGAACTTGAGCACGGTTCTTAGTTTTTTTCAATTTCCTCGCGCGTGCGGATGCGATAGTTGTCAACGCTGCTCGCGATCATGACGATCATGTTGCGGAGTTCCGGGAGACGCATCATCAGCATCTTCGCGGTCTCCGGCGTAAACGGCATGTCGCTGCCGTCACGATTGCGGAACGCAGCGCCGCTCCAATCGGTGATGACCGCCGTAGCAAGATGCTCAGCCAGCAGTTCGTCGGCCTTACCTTCGGCAAGATTGCCGGCTTCGTCGCGGAAGCTGCGGTACACCTGCTGCAGGCGCGCCATGTTGGTCAACGCGACCCGTGAGGTATACCGGCGCAGCTTGACGCTCATGCCGAGGCCGACGTTATAGAACCACCGACCGGCCTCCTGCTCAACGATGTCGGTCTCGAACTGATCGAACACAGACGGGATCGTCGTTGTTGGCGTGGTGGTGAGCGGAACCGCCGGGTGCATGGCAGCATCCGGTTTAGAAGCCTTACGCGTCATAGCGAATTACCTTGCTGGTTGCTGGTTGCTGGTTGCTGGTTGCTGGTTGCTGGTTGCTGGTTGCTGGTTGCTGGTTGCTGGTTGCTGGTTGGCTGGAAAAGGGTGGTCCCCCGGTACAGGTACAAGTAGTACCGGGGGACCGTAAAAGGCGTGCCAGCCTCACGCCTTTGTAGGGTACGTTACGCGGCGCTGAACGGAAAGACCGACGAGAACCGGTCAATCATGAACTGCGTGTTGAGTGCCGGGTCGCGCTGAACCTGGAACTCCATTTCCTCCATCACGTCCTGATCGACGCCGCCCGGTGCAATCGGATCCGACGTGATCTTGAGCGCCGGCAGAACGAACACGTACTTGAAATTGTCCACGTCCTGGAACGGGAACTTCAAGCTCGTGGTCACGTGGTTGATGAAGTCGTCGTAGAGATCGAAGTTCTCGAAGTACGCGGTAAACGTACCATTGAGAACAGAGCGACCGTAACCTACACCGGCCGGATACTTCGACGATACAGCGCGCTGCTCACGGAGGTTGTTCTCGCCAGAAATCTCGATCGACTGAATGGCTGTCGTGAGCGTCACGCCGTCCTTGACGATTTCGCCGACGTTGGACGTAGCGTTCATGACTTCGGTGTTGGTCGAACCAAGCTCGATGTAGCTTCCACCCGTCAACGCCTCGGTCGAGGAGTGTACGGACGGCCCGCCCATTAGCGTCACCGAAGCGCTCACCAACTCGTTCGCCGTGGCGGACAAGTTGATCGAACCGACGCGCATACCCTTCCGCAAGAAGAACTTGCTGGTATCCGTGAAGCCAGTCTCGATAGAGAATGAACGCTTGGTAATCTCCGAAACAACACCAGGATTACGCAGATGTGATCCCTTGAGAACAACCGTTGCGCCACCGGAATTCGTATCGGCAGTCAGGGTTTCCTCAGTGGTGAAGGCCGTACCGGACGTGATGCCCGCGACCGTGACGAAGCCGTTCTTCGTGACGCTGCCGCCAGCGAAAGACGTGACCGTGAACGCAACAGCGTCGGACGTGGCGATCGAGCCACCAGCACCTGCGTTGTTCGTAATGGTCACGGTATCCGTCACAACAGTGGCTGACACCTTGAACGTGGTCTTCGCAAACTTCGCATTGATCGCAGCCGCAATGTTTGCTGCCATCGTTGCCGGCGTGCCGGACAGGGCGATGTGCGTGTTACCCTCCGCGACGAGGGCGGCGTTGGTGCGAACCTCGAACACAACCGACGTGGTGCCGTCCGACACGGTGATGGTCGAGCCCTCAACCGGATCGGTGGCCGTGACGACGATGGTGCCTTCACCCTTGCCGAGACCTTCGATGTAGACGGTCTGACCGACCTTCATGTTCGTGGTCGTAGAGGCGGGCAGATTGGTGACGGAATTCGTACCAAGCTGAATAGTGGTGCTTACAGCAAGAACGTCACCAGCATTCATGATCTTGGTGAACGCTGTACCCGTCTCGGTCACCAGGGTCTGATCGACGGTGATCGTCGTGTTGCCGGAAGAATAGACCGGCGTACCGTTGACCGACACGTAGACGTTGTTGGCCGCCGTCTGGAAGCCCTCAAGCTTGAGCCAGTCGTTGTCCGCGATCCAGTCGGTGTAATCACCGCCGGAGATGACAACAGTGTTCGCCCCCGTGATGTCGATGGACGAACCCTTGAGCAGGAGGTGATTCATGGACTTAGTCCACGTCCCCAGCAGGAACCCCTCCAGAAGATCATCCAGAGTGCCGGCCGCGAATTCGACGTTGATGTCGCCCCCGTTCGAAGCACCGGTCTCGATGATGTTTGACACCATTCGATCCGCGCGGATTTCATCAGAGACCGCCGTCTGCTTCTCGGTGACGAGAGAACTGGACGTAAAGCGGGCCTGACGAACGGTACCGACGGTCGGCGTGGTTCCCCACACTGCTTCGGAAATATACTTGAGAGTAGCGCGGTTAGACTCGGCGCTATTGATTGCGACCATGTGTGGTAGGCTCCTGTTGGAGAAAATCTACAGTGATCTCTCCCTATGGGAGACACGACGTTCTATGTTCCCTAACATGTGTACGAGTAAATGTCAACGTAGATTGTGTACTTCTGATACACAAATATCAATAACGACCACCACTATGGTACGTCTCATGTATCACAAACTTCATATCAACAAAGTCGTGACTAAGCGTTACTACCGGAATACCGCTGACGGTAATCGTAACAGCGTTCGGCGCGTCGCGCTTGTGGAGCAGCCCGAGTTTCCGGTACGGCGTGCCTGCGCAAATGAGTCCGGCCAAGTGATCTTCAATCGCGAGATTGAATCTCGAAAGAAGAACTTCATGACGCGTGGCTCGATCAGCGCTCAACAGATGAATCGTATCGAAACTCAAGCATGACATTTCGGGTGTACCATCCATTGATAACACCACGGGTGCGTCTTTGGGCTCCATAGGTTTTGAGGGAGCCGGTTGCGGTTGACCACTGTCGATCGGCGACGATGCTGAACACCTTGTCAGTGAGTTCAGTGCTTTCTTTTGTTCCTGTGTCTTGAGGAACCAAAATCGTGACATTGATGACGCCATAGTGCCGGTACTTTCCAGTTGAGATGTCCCGGCGAACCGCGTCCCCAGGAATCATCGCGAAGTGAACCCAAGCCGCGTTCGTCGGTTGCTTGAAGCGCACGTTCTCGAATGCAATCGGCACGCCAGGATACGCCGTAGCGAACTCAGTTTGGAACGCATCAGTAATGGCCTGACGGGCTTGATCGAGGCTCATTTGAAATTCCTCATCTTATTGCGGGTTGTTTGTACCGCAAGCATGGACACGCCGCCAGGGTTACGCGCCCTTGCTTTTGTAGGCGCTGAACCGTTGTCTATCAAGTCCCACTTCTTAGGATCTATGAAATTAGTGACGTGAACCACCCCTAACTTATTCATTCCAGAGATCACTGAGCGCATATCATTCAAGGCGGCGGCCTCGTTAGGCCCACGATTGTCTTCCGGGCCTAGAGGCATGTTGCCTGTTGGGTGTGCCGGTGGCTTAGGTCCGATGTTTCCTTTACTCGAACCGCTAGGTAGCGTATTGAATCCGACAACATAGTTCCTGACGGTCTCGCCGCTCCAAACAGGAGTTCTTGCCATAAGCGCTTCCAGAAGAACTTCGGTCGCTACGCGAACCTCTTTCACACACGTTTCCTCGAACGCCTTCAATTCGTCTTCGGCTGCTTTTATCCAGGCATTACCATTTTTGATCATTACGATAGCTCGATATAGATAACGAACAGCGGAGAACCTGGAGGAGACTTTATTTTAACAATCTCCCACTCATCAGAATCAATAACAATTTTGTCTGTTTCCTTCGGAACTATTGTGCCAAGCTCCAGTGTCGGAATGAGTGCCTTCTGTGTATTTCGGTCGGCCGGAAACCAGCCGTATTCAGCCTGCGTCAATCCGGCGAGAACGACGTTCTCCAAAGGTGTGTCAGACGTTACATCAGTCGTTGTATCAGTCACCGGATCATAGACACCAGGAGTGACTACACGATAAACAATCGACGTACGCAGTTCCCCAGTCGCCTTGATAGCTCCATGTACAATCTTGTTGAGTTTCGCCCGCGTAATCGCCATATTACCTCACGATCTTAGCGAAGCCCGTGCCACCCATACGCATACGCCCAATAGGTGCCAGCAACTGGTTTATGATACTCGGATAAGCGGACTGCGACGCGTCGTCCTGGTATTCGATCTCAACAACATCAGCGACGATCCGCTTTAGATTGTCCTCGTCACGTCCGGTTGTTGGATCATTGGTGTAGAGCCACTTGACCCATTCACACGTGGCTTCCTTCAACTGACGTGGGATCGTATAAACAGAAATCGCGTTGCCGTCCACATCGACAGCGCCCGAACGCGGCCAGCGAAGCGCCTGTGTATCAGTGTAGCGGTATCCGCACCAAACGACTTTCTGATCGAGAAGACGCGTCGCCCACACAAGATAGTATTCCTTCTGTGTAGTCGTCAGGGCCGTCCACGTAGTATAGAAATTCGGATCGACGGTGAAGTAGTCATCAGCATACGCCGTCGTGACGTAACTGTTCGCTCCAGCTACCTGAGTGCCATCTTCGACAACGAACGTGAATGCCATCTACGGCCACCCTGGTTAATGTGTTTCAACGCAGTATAGGTGGCTGTGGCATTAACGTCAACAAATTAATACGCCCCAGTCTGGACTAGGGCGTACTAGAACGCGTTGTTGGGACGCTGTTTAGCTCAGTCAGCCTTCACGTCATTTCGCTGCTTTTTCGTTCTTCGCGGCTTTTTTCGCTGCCGCCTCATTCGCCGCCTTCGTCGCAGCGATCACTTCGGTGAGGCGCTTGCGGCCCCAGCGCATGTCGATCTCAGCACCAAGACCGATCGCTTCGGTACGCAACGCCTCCAGGCTAGCGATCGCGGCCTCGACGACATCTGCGTTATGGTCGCTGCCCTGATCCAGGACATCGAGGATAGTAGCATCGCGAACCGACGTGATAGTGCTCGGATCAATCAGCGCGTCAACAGCTTCCTCTTCCGAAATGGGCGCAGGAATCGTGCGAGTCCAGCCACGAATGCGAACATAGTCCGACGCAACATGCCGCTGAACATGGTGAGGAAGTCCTTCCTTGTCGTAGACCGTGACGATCTGCGCCTCGATCGGGACAGGCCGGCGCGAAAGTGTAACGCCGTTGATGGGGGCGGACGCGTACGGGAGCTTATTCGGGTTTTCGACTGGCATATTTAATTCCTCGCTGTTAAGTAGTTGATGTTAAAAAGGGGCGCAAACTGTGCGCCCCTTTTGTCTTGTGCGCGACCGACGCCGAGTGCTTACGCGCTCACAACCTTGCCGAGCCACGCGCCGTAGGTGATCGACGGCGAGTCCGGCGTACCGGCGATGGTCATCTTCGCGGCGAGCCACTTATCGGTACCTGAGGACTCGGTATCCAGCGCCGCCAAGGTCTTGGAATCAACCAAGAACTTGTAGACGCCGACAGCCGTAATCGCCTGAGAAATGACGGTGGTCGGCGTGTCGTTGACGGTCGAAACGTCGTCGGCGAGCAGCGAGAAGACGTAGGTGTTCGTGGAAAGGTTCAGCGCGGTGACGTTGAGCCATACCTCGAACGCGCCGTTCGGGATCTCGCCGTTGTGCCAGTAGGCGCCATCCAGCTCATTGAGCGAAATGGCGGTCTCGGTAGCGGTGGCGGTCTCCGCGCCGTCAGTGACAGCGCGGAGGGTAACAGCGGCAGCGGCGTCGAAAACGGCGCTGATCTTGCTTGCCTTGGACATCGTGTTGGTCTCCTGTTGATCTTCTGTTGGTGACGGCGACGGTTACTTCGTCACCGCAGCATCAGCGATGCTCCAGAGACGCGCGGCGCAGCGACCGTGCAGCGCAACGAAGCTGTTCATCCACTCGACGCGGGTACGGTACGCCGGCTTGGACTCCAGCTCACCGAGATCCTTAACCGTCATCGTGCCGTTCTGGATGCCGGTGAGCATTCCAGGACCGATCGACACAACGTAGAGCGAGGAAGCGGTCGCCGTGCCGGAGGTCGCGGCTTCGTTGAACGAAAGGATACGCCCGCCGAGGTCGTCATAGTCCACTTCGAGGATCGGGAGGCCGCTGTAGACAGTGACACGCTTGCCGAACTCGTTGATGGTGTACTCGATGTCACCGCCGACCGACGAGTCGCGAGCCGCAGCAGCGAGGCGCCGCTTGAGAGCACGAGACATGATCAGATGCGTTGGGCTATCAACCGAATCGATGGCCTCATCCAGCTTGGCGAGGCTCAGCGGCGTGCCGTTGGCGGTCGAGCCGGCAGCGATCCGCTGCGAACCGGTGCAACGCGTCTGCAGGCCGTCGAACTCGCGCGGGTCAGCCGAGGAATCGCCCTTGATGAACTTCTTCGTCCAGTACAGGGTGACGGCCTTGACCTTCATCGACTCGTGCGTTGAGCGCACGCCGTCGCCCAGCATCTTGACGATCGCCGTATCCACGTCCAGCTCGCCGCCGCCGATGCGCAGAACTTCGGTCTGCGGATTGATGATGCCGGTGGACTCGGTGAAGCTCTCGTTGATACCACGGAATGCCACGCCGGGAAGCGCACCTTCCTGGTTGTAGGCGTAGGCACTGCCCTGGATGTCCATGAACGGAAGGACACGCAGAATGTCGCTGTTGGCGGCGAACATCTCGATCACTGCGGAGCGAACGACATCGCCCTTGTTCAGCTTCGAGGCTTCGAGCAGGGTCATCATGAGTTTTTTACTCCAGTTGCCCGTCCACCTTATGTGGACGGGGAGTTAGCGAAAATGACTATCAAGGCACCATTGCCCAGTTAGTCGCTCTCGGTTTCGCCAACTCCCCCGGAGTGGAGCGCAACCTGATCCTTGCTTTTTACGCGGCCTTTCCGGCGGCGGTGCGAGCAAGTGTAAGGCGGTCAACAGCAGGCAGTTTATCGAAGTCGGTCTGCGACAGACCGCCGTACGATGTCTTACCCGACGCACCGGAAGCACCGCCACCAGCACTCTGCTTCCCAAGGTACGGAGCCTGCTCCAGAACCTTGGACAGCCATTCCTTCGGCGGCATCGGGGTCACCCCGTCAGCGCCGTACACGACGTTGTCGCCCTGCTTGGCGACCAAACGACCGTCCTCCTGGACGGTGTAGAACCCGTACGCCCGCGTCAACACGTCGGGCAGTGCAGCGGGATTGATGCCGCTTTCGGGATGGAGCACGGCGTTGGTGATCTCACGATCTACCGTGCTCCGCTTGAACTTGTTCTCGAAGTCGCTGGCCTTGGCAGTTGCCTCAGTTAGGCGCACACCTGCCTGTGCCAGCTGGTTCTCGAAATTCGATTTGGTCTCAGCGACGCGCCGATTGACTTCGGCCTCGATCGCTTCGCTTCCCTTCAACTTTCCGTCCTTGACCTGCTGATCGATCGCCTTGAGAGTGGCAATCGTTTCACGGGCCTTGGCCGGGTCGTCGCCGACCATTGCGGCGTAGGCGGTAACCTTGGTCTTGAGTTCATCGCGCTCGCGAGCGATGGTCAGGTTGTTGTCGCGAAATTCGTCCAACTTGGACTTGGGCACGACTGCGACGGTGAATCCGCCATCAGCCTCTTTCGCGAATTCCCGAAGACCCTCCGGGATGGCATCTTTCGTGGGGAACTTGATATCCGGCATATGTCCGCTGCTCCGCGTTGGACTAGAGTTTTTTACGTCAGGGCCTCCCCAACGCATTACAATACAGCCATTAACACATCGTTAACTACGTTGTCAATATAAAATCGTACCATTTCAACGCAATACTGTCAGATTTTATGATCCAACGATGAGTACGGTCCCAAAACGACAAAAACCAAGGATTGCTCCTTGGTTTTCATCTCACTCACTGCATTGTTCTGTTACGCGGTTCTGTTACGCGCGCATCAGCGCGTCGAACCGGCCGAGGGCGTAGTTGCGGCGCTGGGCACGGTACGTCCAGCCCTGCCGAGGAGACTTCATCTTGACGCCGAGAACCTTGAACAGCGTGTTCAGTTCGTCACCCTTCTTGGCGTGCCTTCTGATCTTGAACGACGAAATGTGCGCGTCGGTGTTCATGAACCGCGTGTAGTAACGCGGCCTCGGCGTTTCGTTTGTTCCGTCGTTGATCTTGTTGTAGCTCATGCCACACCTTCCTGATCTATTTATGTGACTAAATCGGCTTCTCTGATCTACAATGTTAGATCAAGGACCTCTTGGCGTCCTCGACCTGGGCCACGATATCACAGAGACTCGCCTGCCGGACGGTCCCCCTCTTGCCGTTCAGCGCCACATCGAGCCGGCGGACCAGAGCATCGCGAGTCTCGCTGCGGTGTTTTGACAGTGTACGCTGCATTTCGAGCGCACGCTTCTGAACCTCGACGGCATCGCGTAGCCAGATCGCTTCCTCTGCCATGCGTAGGAGGTCCGGTGCGGCGGCGAGAAGCATCGCGATGTAGGTGGCGTTAATTGCGCCGTTCGCGGTGTTGCCGGTGTAGCACATGACGTGCTTTCCGTTCTCGTCATCCATGCCGTTCAGTGCGAGGGTCACGCCGAAGACGGCAGAGCCTTGGCTGATCAGGGCGCTGTGCGCCATGATTTCGGCTGCGTCGGCCGGCGTCTGCGGAGACGTGCCGTCGGGCTTTGCGAAGCTTGCCGGGTAGAACTCACCGGAAGATGACATATTCATGTAGTTCTCAATGGCCTTAATGTCGTTCAGCGACAGGTCTTCACTTACGGGATTGGACACATAATCCTCCACTATGACTAGGGTTTCAAAAGAAAGAAAAGGGTGGGAGATGCTTTGTTACAGCCCGCATCTCCCGAAGGGCCGGTCGGATGGTCGTGCCGTCCCGTTAGGGATTAGGCAGCGAAGCGCATCTCGACAATACCGTTGTCGTTGGCATTTGTGTTACAGACAGGCTCCACACACCTACTTACCGTCAATCGATTCCACTTCGCCCCCATCAACAACGCTCCACGGAATTGAACCGCTTTCGTATCATGATACCTATGCACTGCACACCAGTAGCTAGTCTGGTCGGAGTGCTGTTGGTGGAGGCGGCGGGTAACGATCCCGCGTCTTGACGTTTTTTGGAAGTGCTTCATCGCTCGTCCATGAAGCGGACAGTGCCATGACGGCTTACCGCTGTCAATGACACTGTTTCGCCGATGGTTAATTCTTACAAGCGATAGTACATCCCGTGGATGTCGAGATCTACCGCCGCAGCCGTCGCGCCGTTGTTGATTGCGGCCTGTGACGCCATGAAGATATTGTCTCTCGGAATTTCAGTCGATATTGTTCCTGTCGCAACGTAGGTCGTACCAAGACGCTCTACAGTATAAGAAATACTTGATCCGTTCGGTGCACAAGATATTGTCACGTGATACACTACGTCGGCGCTGACCGGGAAGTTAGCTCCCAAGCCCACCTTCGTTGGAAGGCCCACGTTGTCGTTATGGAATATAGACAACGTCGTATCTGCGTCGTCAAATCCCACGCCGAACAAGTCAATAGCGGACAACGATCCCGGCGACGCTCCATCGACGACAAAAGTTGAATCGCCACTGAGCCCTACAAAGCCACGCTGTGTCGCAGCCAATGTACCTGTCAGAGCAAACCGGGCTTGGAAGTTGAACCCACCCAGTCCACTATCATTACCCCTCCAGATAAATCTGGATGACTGCCGAATACCTGCTGAACTATTAGCAGTCGCTCCAGTCCGATAAGACAATCTACGCGCCGCAGCGTTCAACCCCGTGTTTGTAACGGTGCGAGAAATAGCTGAGCCAAGAGTTGACGTGAGAAAGCCCATCTGTGACACGGTCGTCGAACTCGGGTTTGGAACCCAATAACCTTCAACCGTTCTCCCAAGCGCATCATCGAGCGCAATCGTACCTGTTTTATTCGGCAGAGACAGCGTCCGTTCAGCGCCGGCCGTGAGGGACGCAGCATCGAACTTAACACTCTTTGTAGTGTCTGTCTTATCGCGTACAGTCAGTTCTTCTGCGGTAACGTATACGCGACCCTTCGTTGCGTGAGACGTGGACGACAGCGTCAGATTTTCTCCGCCGCCGGTTCCGCCAATAAGCGTTTGTCCTCCGCTCTTGCCTGCCAATTTCAAATACTGAGAGTCGTCTGTGCCCAAAACGCGCGTGATGCTCGAACCATAGGTGATAGCCGTGCAATGTTGCGTCGTAAAGCCCACGCCACCGGAATCCATTCCTTTGCGAATGGTCACGACATAGGTACCCGGCAGGAGTTCTGCCGGATTCGTTACGACGTAATCGCCCTCTTTCGTGAAGTTATCGAGGGCCGCGCCGTCATGAAGGACCGTTAGCGCCATGCGAGGTTAGGTTCCATTGCCTGGGGGTCAATGATGGTCATTATCATTGACGCATAACAATGTCAATAACATAAATACTCACGCGGCGTCAGTGGTCAGGAATATACGATTCCGTCATTACGCCTGTGCCGATGTCCGTTATTGTATGGTAGAAAAAGCCCATACCACGATTATCGACGACACGAAGAATATCAACAATAAACTCTCCCTTCCCTAGATCTTCCGGGTTCTTCACAACGAAACTACCCGGCGCCATGATATCAATGATCCGCGTGCCGTCAGGAAGTATGCTACGTGTTCTGTTGAACGGCATTATCATTCCTTGATATTGTGCATACCGTACCTCATAAACAGTAGGCTGATTGAGCCGTACAACGCCGGCATATTTTTCGTCCGCGAGTAAGCACATCCGGCCACACCGTCGAAGCCTACCGTAGCGTACGCAATAGCCGTTATCTTGCCTGCCTTTGCATCGGCCAAAAGCCCTTCGGCTATCTCGATCACGCTTTTCTCCACTTTCCGCTCAAAGCGGTGTTCGTGGATGTCCATGACGTTCGAATCTTCACTCATGGCGCATCTGACTCCTCGGTTTTTGTCTTGTGCGCCGCTCCCTTACGTCTTGGCGGGCTGGTTGGTTTTGACTGGGGGGCGTCCTGGCTTTCCGCCCGGCGCTCTGCCAGCAGCTGCTCCGTTATTTCGATTGCCCGCTTTATGACCCGCCGCCGGGTCTGCATTATCTGCTGCTTCATCAGCCATCTCTTGCTCATCTTCCAGGTTCTCCTGTTCGAGCTGTGTCTTTTTGTCCGGGAAGCCTTCGTGCATCGCCTCGATGTTCGGCTGGTGCGGGAAGCTATCCATCGTATCGAGCTGCTTCTTCAACTCGGCGAGGCTCATCCAGTCTGGAATAACCAGCGCCTTTTTCAGGTACTCGTAGACGACCTCGATCGGAATGATACCGTCCTTGTACAGCGCATGGATAGCGCGGAATTCGCGCGAACCGATGTCGGAGAACAAGAAGTCCTTGTTGAATTCAACAGAAATCTTATCGGCTTCCTCTTTGGAAAGCCCTGACCACCACGCCCACAACCGCAATAGCTCAGTGAAGCCCTTATCCAGCGCACGTGACGCGATCAACAGGGTAGCGTGCTCATTCAGCTGCGCCATTTTCGCCGAATTGTTGCTTTCGGACGTTGCACCGGTTCGGATGCCGATAATCCGGCCGCCAAGTGCGGCGGCTTGGTGCTCTTTCGTGTCGAGCGCCTTCTCAAGGAAGGCCAAGCCCTGTCCGTAGAACTCAAGCAGGCCCGGCTTCGATCCGGCTGGAACTTCCCACACACGCGAGGGCGCAAGCTCGTAATCCATGCCACCTTCGGCACCCTGCGGAATCTCGGCGTAGTAGATCGGAAAGCCCGTGAAGAAGCGCCCCTGCTCCAGCTGTGCGTAGCTGCGGTAGTGGGACAGATTCAGCCGGATGATGTCGTACAGCGCCGACTTTTCGACGCCGTACGTCCCCATTGACGGGGTAAACAGGATGAACGGAATGAAATCCAGGGTCACGCCGCGTCTCTCGGGGGCGTGCCGGCTAATGAGGTAGGTGTCAGTGATGTCGGCGTCTGCGTTGTCCGCTTCGTACAAAGACTGTGTGTATACGCCGTTGATAAGCTCAAGAACACGGTACTTTGCGACGTACTTACGCTCGCCAGAGTAGTTTCCGGCCGTAAGTTTCACTTCACGGAGAGCGACACGTGTCAACCGCGCCCGCCCGGTGTTCGGATCACGATCATGATCCCAATCAACGATGTGTTCAGCCGTATAAGTCACGAAATACGGCTTCGGCGTGACTGACGGCGTTGCAGACAGGTCGAGCAGAACGCCGACGCGCCCCAACGCCAGAAGCTCAGTAGCTGCGCCGCTGGAATAACCTACGAACGACTCGTTGTTGATCGAGATGTTCTCTAGTCCGTCAACCATGCGCTCAGGCAGGCCGCTGATCACCGGATTACGCCGGAAAATCGTGCCATTCAGCGCCTGTAGCGTCTGTCCTGAGAAGTTGTAGTAGGTCGCGCGGTCCAGGTACGCAAGGTACTCGCCGGCATCCATACTCTCCATCGCCGGAAGATAAACGACGGATTCGGCCTTGATTTCTTTCTCACCCGCAATCGCATGACGGGTCTGCTTCCAGTCGTCGTAGGCATAGACGAACTCCGGGTGTGCCCATCCTGGGATCGGCCACATCGTCGGAAACAGATTTTCTCGCCTGATCGACGAAGCTGCACGAGTACGGGGGAACGCCATGCGGTTGAGGCCCTTTATTTGTGTATCACTAACTCGTATTACACAAAATTAAGAAGTAGTCAACGCTAATTAGGCAAAATCAGCGTACGTCGTCCACGTATGCACCTTACGTCCGCACCCATCTGTACGCTTCATCAACATGTCTGGTCCCATATGTACGAAATCTCGCGGTTTATCGACATGTTATTCCGGATTTTTCCTCCGACTTCGGCCAGAGCCGGCGGGCATACACTTCGACAGCGCACGTCTGCCATTCTTCACGTCGAGAAAGGCGAAGTTTGCGCTTACTGACTTGGGGATCTTGGGCATTTATTTTTTACTCCTGCGCCACGATGGCGCTGTTTTGGTGGCACCTGGCTATTGCTGGAGGTACCATGACATATTCTACAGGGGAGGGGCTGGGAGAATGGTTCCTTGGTTAATGATGTGGTGGGGACAGCGCGCTTAGGGGTGAGGACAGTGCGCTTATGGCGGTGGGGACAGTGCGCTGTAGCTCATATTTTAGCTCTAAATGGCGGGTTTGCCAGCATGTGGCTAATATGTTAGCGCCTACATCCGTGCAAAGTGTGTTTGCGCCTACACATGAATGCGCCGCTACAACATGCAAAAATTTAAGGTAGCCTTACAGGTGACAACCCACTATGATACCCCGTACCCGGAGGGTACCCGAAGGTACCATCACGAAGTATTAAGGTTACTAATCTGTTGACAGCGCACTGACCATCCCATTATGAGACAATCATTAGCAGATTAGTAACCAATTATGCAAATACCCCGTGTCAATAGCAAAAATGCTATTGACAGCCGAATTACGCCAACATTCGAAAACATGGTATACGAACAGTTAAAAACTGTACAGGAACGGAACAATGGACGTGAACGCATCAAATCGCGTTGTGCAACGCACAACCATGTGTGCACTGACGACGCTCTGCATGGTGCAGCGCACCATATGCACACATTGCCTAGTTATGAGGCAAGGTGCATACACACATTGCCTAGTTATGAGGCAAGGTGCATACACATGCTAGCCGGTCACGCACGCCCTACGCTACACGCTACACGTGCGGTGCGTGGTCAGTGCGCTGTAGTAAGTCAGCCTTCCAGAGGTGGCCAGGGACGGTCGGAGGTGGCCAGGGATGGTCAGGGGCGGCCAGGGATTGTCAGTGCGCTGTAATAGGCCGGCCTTCCGAAGGTGGCCGGGGGCGGTCAGTGCGCTGTAATAAGCCGGCCTTCCGGAGGTGGCCTTCCGGACGTGGCCGGGGGCGGTCAGTGCGCTGTAATAAGCCGGCCTTCCGGAGGTGGCCAAGGATGGCCGGAGATGGCCGGAGATGGCCAAGGATGGCCGGAGGTGGCCAAGGATGGCCGGAGATGGCCAGGAACGGCCAGGGATTGTCAGTGCGCTTTGACGGCAATCTGTCGTGTCCTAGATTGAGTAATTGCGGACATGACGACGTGCGCCGCATGGTGGGATGTGGCGCACGTTTAGCGTGGAGTGCTGCCGGGTGATAATCGTCACAGTTCAACGCCGCGCCAAAAACTTTGGTCGTCGGCCTTCGAAGTGATGTTGCGCCATGATCCGCGCGCTAGTGGCTCATACGCGCGCGCGGAGTGATTCCAGCTGATAAAGCGACCCGTGCTGCGCTCATACCAATCGCCGCTGATCGACCACGCAAAGCTTGCGGCGTACTCCCCATACACTGCCCCGGCGATGTGGACTCTTTGCACTTCGGCCGTCAGGTACGTTGTGCGGTTTTCCAGGTTCATTGACGCGCTCCTTGCTCAAATGCGGGCGCTTTGCGGAAGCGCAGATGCGGCGCCGATGCCGCCAGAATTGCCACGTACACGACGCGCACGATGTCGCCAGTGGAGGGGCCAAGGTGTGCGAGCATGGCCGGTGAGTGTAGGTGCACCGCGTCGCGAATATCGATCACGTGACGGCCAACGCAAAAAAACATACGTCAGCGGACGGTTGCCTTTCAGCATACAGCAGACTTGCCGGCCGCGAATTGTCAGACCGACTTTATCTCCGCGCCGCACATCGCAGCATCTGCCGATGTGTTCGAGTTGCATAAGCCCGTTTCTGTCCGGAAAAGTTTGCCACATTAATCGACCGTTAACTAAGAGAGTCGCCCTATTTTCTCCTCGCTATTTTCTCCCCGCTATTTTCTCCCCGCTATTTTCTCCCCGCTATTTTCTCCCCGCAGAAGAACGTCTAACGCGTCCTTCGCCCGACGTTGGCCGGAGATCGCCCCCAGTATGTTCCCACGTATGCGTCCGCCTCCAATCGATCTGCCGCCCCCTGGTTCGTTTGTGGGGCGCTGCCAGCGTATAGTCGCGCCACGTCTGCCGCGCACGGTTCGCGCACGAATTCCCGGACAACGGTCGGAATTTCTTTGATCACTTCGTTCGGCGTGCGTTGTACCTGCAGCGATAAGCCGGCGCATAGTCCGGCATATAGACCGATCGCTGCGGAAGCGAATATCCATTCGAGATTATCCGGCATATCTCTCCTCTATTCTTGCGCGCCACCTCGATGGACCTAATTGATCTTTTTCCAAAGATGCTCATACCGCCAGCCACTCGCCAGCAGCGGTGGCATATTATACGTATCGCCCGTGAACACCCGTACCGACACCACGCCGTATACGACCGAAGCGCGCTCAAGAGCGCGCATTGCCGCGTCAATGCATGTCGCGTACCCGACGAAATAGACGATATCGTCTGCATCGAGCAATTGAAACGCGAGCGTCTCGCCGGCTTTCTGCACGAGGTGCGTCGTCATCATGTTGCCATGTGCAAGCGGTTCGACATCAGCTAGATCGTCGTTGCGATAGACAAAGGTGAAAGTTCCGGCCATCTCATAGCCCTCCGGGTTTGATTGTTTCGACGGTCTGATAATGCGCCCGCACCTATTACCAAACAGTTAAGCCGGGAAAATAAATTCCCGGCTTAGCTGCGCTATGTGCTGACTTAGATCACTTCCACAACTTCGCCGTTCGCCGCGATGCTTTCGAGCGTCGCGAGATTGATTGTGCGCCACGATCCCGCACGCATGTCCGGCACCTTGATATTCAGCGGATGCGCCATCGGATCGGCCGGCTTACCGGTGCCTTTGATTTGCGCGCGATATGCCTTCGGATTGACGACGAAATTGCGCCGCTCACCGTCCTTCGTCACATTCGTGACGGAGAAAATGTGCGTGCCTTTGAGCAGCTTATGGACAAGTGACACAGCCTCAGAATGAGTCATGCGCATGATTTTTTCTCCCTTTTCCAGCATCAAAAACGCTCAGCTATGGCGTGCGGATAATAAATCCGCTTTTGTCTCGCTTTGCCTTCCGTCCTTTTGGCGTCAATCCGACAACAACGCCGCGCGGATCTATGCACCGCAAATCGTGCGCATCGCCATCGATGACGCACACGCCTCCCCACGTATCCGGCAGGCGATCGAATACGGCCGCGACATTGCCCCCAGCCGCAATTACGGCATGTACGGCCGCGTCATTATTCTCCGCACGGCTGAATGTCAAATGATAATTGCTTGGCATTGCGCCCGACAAAAAGCGCCACACGCGCTTCGGTGTTTTTGTATAATCGTTGAACCGGACGAACGGAAACAGCTCAAAAAGCGACGGATAACGCCCCGCGGCGATGTTCTTCCCGGTAATGCGCGACAACTGCGCCGCAAGCTTGGTGTCAACATCGACACTGACAGCCTCGAAGGCGATATCGGTGCCTCCATTCGGCCGCGCGATCAATTCCAAGCCCGCTTTACGTGCGCGGCGATACTGCAAAGCCAATTGCAGCGCAGCCGCGCGCATGAACGCTGCACGATCGCGCATAAACGCACGTGCCTTGGCAATGCGTGCCGTTCGCACACTGCTTAGCGTGGCCGGATCATCCGAATTGCGCACCGCCGCCGCTTGCCCAGAATACATGGCCAAACAAGCGCCCCTGCACCCCGCCGACGCATTCGGGCAAAGATTGCCGACACCAGCAACTTCGGCCGGCGCTAGATACATGATCACGTTCAGCGCGCCAAACTTTTGCGCCTTTCCCGCCTTCGGATTGTCCGAACTCCACAATTTTTTGGATATCATTGCGCCGCCATCTCATAATAATAGCCGTAAGCCGGATTGCGCGGGATATTCAAAGCAATTCGCAGCTGATTTGATGCCGCATAATAGTATGCAAAATTGCGCATGTATTCGCGGCGCTTTTCACTCCGCCGAGGGCAAGCATCGGCGCGGCGCTTGTGATACACGGCGCGCGCATAATAGCGCTGCATGAGAACGCATTCGAGAACACCGGATTGCAGCGTTTTATGGGCGATCGGCATGATTGAATAATCTCCTTTGTCACATACCGGGGGAGAAATTAGCGCCGCTGTTATGCGGCGCTAATCACCCACATTACGCGGCGTATTCCATCGCCAACGTGTGCAATTCGCGATTTGTCGAGACATTGGCGTCAATGCCGGTGATGCGCCGCATGGTGCGCCGACGTGCGTGGCCATTGGTGCCGATGCCGATCTGACTTGCGCCGCCCCTGATCATATTTTCCTGCACGATGTTATACGTGCTCCATAGGTCCGCGCCGACATCCGAAACGCGGCGCGGCGTTAGCAACATGAGCGGCGACACGGGAGCCTTATCCGCATCGGGATAGCGGATCGCGTGTGCGCGCGTCGCGAATTCCTCGCGATCATCGGCCGTCAAGATCGTTGAACGCATCGCATCGATACTGGCCGCGACCGCGCCGAAGTCATTGACGACGCGATAGGTCGCATCGATCACTTTTCCGGTGACATCGCCCGAATGCCGGACACGCTGCGACAGGAATGCGTCGCCAAAAATAAGCCCATTGGCGCAAGCGAAGCGAATGAAGCCGGCGAATAGAACCCATCCGGCCGAACCGTCGTGTGAATTCAGGAGGCACACTTCGGGGGCGCCCTCGCCAGTCGTCGGCGCGTCGAAACGGCGCAAGCGAACGAGATGCTTCTGGAAGCCGACGCGGTCGGCTTTGCGTGTCCGCATCTCGGTAACGGCCGAAATCGCAAAGCCTTCGGCTTCCAATGACTGCAACACTCCGGCCGTCGATATGACGTGATAGCGGCCGGACCGCGACACGTGCGGCGCGGATTGCGTCAACGTCGGGAATTGGTTCGTCGCGTCGCTCAGGTTCACAAAGTTAGTCATAGCCTTTTTCCTTTCAGGGAACAACAACAGGGGAGATGCGAAGTCACTTGCCGCGCGGACTTTGTGGCTTGCGCGGGGTATCGGTTCCGGCTTCATACGCGCGTCGCGCGGCTTTGTTCGTGCGCGCGGTTTGCCGAGCAATTTTCTCTTCTTTTGTCATGATGGAAGCTCCTTAGAACAACGTGGCGACAGTTGCGCC